AACTAATACGCAATTGGGCAAAAATGTGACGTAACAGAAATAAAAGTTTTTATCCTCAATAGGAGGTGAAATATTTGTCAAAATTAAGTTTAAATGCCCTTTCAGTAGGATGGGCTGAAGATAATACTTTAGATGCATTAACAGAAGTTGATGAAACCCTTACTTATAATGAATTGGATGATTCTGTTGGATTATTAACTTATTTAATAGGAGAAAAAGACGCAATAGAATATGCACCAATCGGCACAAGAATTTCTCCTATTATCGCTTTGGAAGAGGGTAATAAATTATACAGAATAAATTGGTCTGCCACTACTCCTAATGAAACTTCCATTACTGTTGAAACTAACGTTTCATTGGACAATGGCACTACTTGGCTTGGGTGGAAAGTCGCTAAAAACAATCAACTTATACCAGACATTACTAAAGATACAGATTTAAGTAATGCTTTATTACAAATTAAACAAACATTAGAGACTAATGATTCCTCTGTCACCCCTGTATTAGAATCTATTGGAATTGTTGCGGATAACAGTGATAATTTAAATATAGGGGAAGCTTGGGGTAATAATTCTTCTGTCTTAGCGAAATTTATTAACACATTAGAAGCAGGTAACATTTCTAATGACGGAGTAAAAATTGTTAAGTTTAATATTTTCCGCAGAATAGATAGACAAGGAAATGAAGATTTATTAGTAGGTGATGTTGATTTTGTAAACACTGGTGGCACTGTTGATCTTTCCTATATTGATTACACTCAACCAAATGACAAATTAATCTATTCCCTTATTCCAGTTGGGGAAAATGGACTTAGTGGACTACCTCGTGAAATTGAAGTCGATAGTTCTAAGGACAATGGATTTAGTGGTTGGTGGGTAATTGATAAAGATACGAATGAAGTTCTTCCATTCGATAAAGCAATAGGCAGCGTAGGAAATGTGGATACCGCATTATCTCAAAATAAGGTAGTCATTGAAACGTTTTCGCCGTATCCAAGAGTATATAAAAATATTCCTGCTTACGAAATGTTTAGTTTAAGTACCGTGATTTTACCAGACGAATCGGAACGTTCTGGTGTGAAATATCAGGATATTCTTAACAAGTTTATTCTAAGTAATACACCTAAAATTGTAAAAGCAGACAATGGTAGAATTTTCATTTGCAGTTTATCAAATCCGAGAACAAGTACTCCAATGAACACATGGAATGGAATGGATTACACTCAACTGACTGTGGATGTGACAGAAATATCTTCTTATGAGGATTTCATGAAAGGTGATGTTTAATCATGATTTATACTTCAGATTTGTATAAAAGTGATTTAAAACGTCCAATGGATGAAGAGTTGTATGTTCGTATCGAATTATATAATTCAAATATGGAGTATTTAAAAGAAATAACTAAACAAGTAACATTTGATGGTATTGGATCAATAAGTGCTAATCGGAATGACCCTGTTCGGAGGTCATTTTCTTTTTCTTTGGATAATCAAACTGGAGAATACACTTGGGGAACGGAAAGTTTAATTTGGATAGATAAGAGAGTCAAAATTTTTACTGGACGGAAACTTAGTAATGGATTTATTGAATACCTACCCCAAGGTGTTTTTGTTTTAACACAGCCACAAGACAGTCATCAGCAAGACGGAAAGTATGTAACAGTTGAATGTCACGATTTAACCTATTTAATGACAGAAGGTAATTCCCCTTTTATTAATGAACAAATCATTGAAGCTGGAGCAAAATGCGATAAAACTATTAAGACGATAGCAGAAGGAGCAGGAATCAATAACTTCTTATTTGATACTATTACAGAAACAATCCCCTATGAATTAACCTACTCCATGACAAGTGATAGATGGCAAGCCATTACGGAAATTGCTAATTTCGCTAAATGTGAAGCATTCTTTGATACAAACGGTTATTTGCGATTAAAAAAAGTTGCAGATATTAATGATCTTATGAATGAACCAGCTGTTTGGAAATTTTATGTTGGGGATGGATTCTATAGTGGGAATATACGAAAAATGGATTCAGGAAAAACGGCTAATCATATTCGTGTATTAGGTGGTTCATCACAAACAGAAACGATTATTTATGATTTAGTTGTAGATGAAACGGCTGGTTCAATTTGGGCAGATAACCCCTACTCTATTCAGAAGATTGGTAGAAAATTATATTTTCATAACAACGGAAATCCTGATTCTCTTATTACAAAATTAGATGATGCGAAATTTAGGGCTAAATATGAGTTATTGAATAGACTTTCGTATGTTGAACAATTGAGTATGAATACCGCCCCAATCTATTTTCTTGAACCAAGTGACATTATTGAAGTAATTGATGAAGCAAACGGAATAAACTCTCGTTACAGAATTGAATCCTTACAAATACCTCTCAGACCAGAAACTATGACACTTGAACTTTCGAAAGAAGAGAGATTCCTAGAGGATTGGGACGAAATTTAGGAGGTCTTCTATGACGAATATTAGAGAAGCAAAAGAACAATTTGTACAAGAAATAATGAACATTGTCTATAAAGTGTTGAATAAACAGAATTTGCTTCAGGGGGATCATCATTTAGGTAAAGTGGAAAGTATCATTAGTTCTACTAAGATTAAATGTTTCATTGATGGCTCTACTACTGCTGTGACTGTCGCAAAGAGTCCTGATAGAACCTACGCTGTTGGAGATGAAATTTGGGTAATCTACCCTAACCGTGATGCAAATAGTAAATACGCTGGTGAAAAAAGAGGAATAAATGTTTCGAATTGAGGACTGAATGAGTCCTCTTTTTTTATGTAATTGAATAAAATAAGGTTTTTATTAGAAAAAAGTTTGTGAATTTACTAGATAAACGTTGATGCATCAACACTAATTTTCACAAACTTTTTGTTTTTTCATGAAAGGAGGACATTTAATGGCAATAAATAAAATACCCGAACGTATGCTTGAGCAAAGTTTAAAAGATAAAATACAAGGAGTAAGTAAACCACTCTCTCAAACTTTCATAGCAACTAGTAATCAAACTGTTTTCAACTTAGCGAATTCCTATGAAATTGGTAAAAATTTAGTAACAGTAGAAATTGATGGTGTCCCTCAAACTACAGGTGAAGGATTTTTAGAGTCCAGTTCTACTTCCATTACATTGACAGAGGGTGTTCCAACAGGAGCAAAAGTTAAAGTAATTGTTTATGGTACATATTCTGCGGTGGATTCACGATTAAGTGATATTGTGCAACAAACAGGGGTTAGTATAGAGTCTTTTCCAAGGATAAACGGTGAAACGGATGATAGTGGGCGTTGTCAGAGAGCGATTGATTCATTAGCAGATAAAGGGGTTTTAGTTTTTCCTTATGGTAATACCTATTACATTAACAATGTGACCTGCACAGGTAAATCAATTACAGTTTTAGGTATCGGTTCCAAAGTCATCCAAAACGCAAATAATACAGTGTTTACATTTACTGGTGGATGGGATTTTACTGTTGCAGTATCAACTATCGCCAATGTAGATTATGACTTTTCACAAGGAAATAGCACAACGACGAACGTTTCAAAAGTTACTCTTTCCTCTGCTCCACCTTCAAACTTAAAAGTTGGAGATACCGTCAAAATTATTTCAGATGATGAAATCGACAACGCTTATCAAGGTGGAGGAACTGGAACAACCAAAAAGCGTAAAGGTGAATTTGCGACAGTTTATTATATATCAGGAAATGACGTTTACCTTTCTGGAAGATTGCGTGAAACTTATTCCACTAATATTCGATTGGCAAAGCTTAAAGATATTACTTTTAAGATGGATGGTTTAACGTTTGATGTTGATCCAAGTGGAGATGCATCATTATGGAATCGTGTACTAGTGAAGTTTGTTGCTGCTAAAAAAGTTCGCATTGATATTAGTTGTTTAAATAGTTATGATTCATTTGTCCTAATGCTTGGCGTCTACGACTATCGGGCAAAAGTGGATGCGAATAACTGCCGAAATGAACCTTCTAACAATCGTTATGGTTATGGAATAAACGATTCATCTTGTGGGAATGGAGTTGTTTATAATTCCACATTTACAAATTGCCGTCATGGTTATACAACTACAACAGGGTATATTGATGCTGGAAGTACAGCAATAGAAAGTTATGGAAAAACTGACACTATTACCATCATTGATTCATTCGGTGTTGGTTGTTCGAATAGCCCGTTTGATGTGCATGAAGAAGCTTATAGTGTAACTTTTGATAATTGTCATGCTAAGGGAAGTGTCGCTGGAGCAAGTGGTAGTGGATACGGTTTCCAAGCAAGGGCAAAGAGAATAAAGTTTACCAACTGTTCAGCGAAGAATACAAAAGGCGGTTTTTATGTATTTGAACAATATGCAGGAACTACTGATGGAGTACAAATTGTTGAATGTGTTACGGATAACGTTGAAACATCTTTATACATAAAGGGAAGTACAGGAACAGGAATTAAGGTTCGAAATGTAAGAATAAGCGGTGGGAAATTCGATAGTTATGGGGCTATTGGTAACTATTTTGAAAATGCGGATGTTTCCCTTGTAAATAATCCTGAGTTTGTTGTTCAAGGGTATCAAGGTTTCCTTTTATTCGATAATGCCAATGTAAAAGTAAAAAGAGCAAAAATTACTTCAACTTCTCCTAATTCGGCTTATCGCATAATGGATTTAACAGGTGTAAACGTTCAATTAGATATTCAAGAATTAGATGTTGATATTTCTAATGCAGGAGCAACAGATGGAAAACTATTTAGGTTGTCTAATGCAAATGCTGTTTTAACAGGAGATAAAATGAACTTTCTTACAAACGGAAAGACGATAACAAATGTTTTTGATTCTCTTGGAGCAGGAACAGGAACACTAAAGGTCACAAGAATTACAGTCGATCAAGATGTTACAGTACTAAGCGATGCAAATTTTGGAACCTTAATATATTCATTTGTTACGCCTACAAAATCAAGTGCTGCACGTTTCCAAGATTTAAATGCGGATAATGCAGTGCCGATTATTAAAGGAATTAACGATGATATGTTCCTTCGGGTAAAACCGAATACATCTAATAAAATCTTAGGTATTTTTCCTGTTGGTGTACGTTTAGGTCAGCGGTTAATTGTAAGAAATAGCGGAACCTCTTTTTCTACAACTATTAAACACGGTGCAACCTACAATACAAACATTGGAGCAGATACGACTTTAGGTGTCGATTCTGTATTACCTTTATATTGGGATGGAACGTACTGGACGAAAGCTGTATAACGTCGTCCTTTGGACAAAAAGACGACTTAACTGAGAAATAAAAATATGCATAAAAAAGAGACTGTCCACGGTTGAGTACGAGTTCAGTCTCTTTTTTTAGGTATTTCTACCACAACCTTATTATATCAAATTGGTGGTGGTTGTCAATAAAAAATAATTAGATAAATGGAGTTGATTCCTTTGGTGCAAGATGATTTAAATGGTCGTGTTAGAGTGTTAGAAACAAAGGTTGAAGATCATGATAAGAAATTAAATGCTCAATCCGAAAAAAATGAAACATTAACTAGATTAGCAACTCTCATGGAATTGCAAATGGAAGAAGCAAAAGAAAAAGAACGCAGACAAGAAATTCGTGATGATAAACAAAATAAATCTATGGAACGGTTTGGTGAGACTTTACTGAAAGTTAATGAAAATCTCACTAGTTTAAATAATAAACAGGAATCACTCGGAACTCGTGTGGCAGAAATCGAAGGAACTCTTAGTGAACAGAAAATTGATACATTTAAATTAGTCAAAGGAATACTTTCCTATATTGCTACAGGGTTAGGCTCTATCGCTATTGCCGTTGCCATTTGGTATTTAACGAAATAAGGAAAATAAAAGGAGGAAATAATAATGAGTGCTTGGATTGAAAAGTTCATTGATGTTGACCCTCACACACGTTCTGGAAAGAAATTAACTGGAGTTAAGAAATTAGTAGTTCACTATACTGCTAATAATGGTGGTACTGCTATGAATCACTATAACTATTTTAATAATTTGAAAGATAGATATGCTTCTGCTCATATTTTTGTAGATAAGAAAGAAGCATTATGTATTATTCCTCTTAATGAGGTTGCTTTCCATGCTGGAGATGTTCAGAAACGAAACGCTGATGGAACACCTTATCGTGGAGTAAAAGAATTATTACCTAGTGCTAACTACCTTTCAATTGGTGTAGAAATGTGCGTTGAGAAAGATGGTACATTCCATGCCGATACAATCAATCGTACTGAGGATGTATTTGTTGAATTATGCAAGGAATTTAAACTTGATCCATTGAGAGATATTGTTAGGCATTTTGACGTAACTGCGAAAAATTGTCCTGCACCTTGGGTTAAAGATGAACAGAAGTTTGTGGATTTCAAGAAACGAGTTGATATAAAACTAAATCCACCTAAGAAAGAAGAACCTAAAAAGGAAACTCCTAAACCTGTAGAGAAACCTAAACCAGTTGAACCTAAATTACAGTTAACATATACTCGCATTCTTAAAGAAGGAATGTCTGGCAAAGATGTAGGTAAACTTCAAGAAGCTTTGAATAAGTTAGGATTCAAATGTGGAAAAGTCGATAATGAATTTGGCTCAAAAACAAAAGCAGCATTGAAATCATTCCAAAAGAAACACTTACCACATGAAGTAGACTCTATGGCTGGTAAACATGTTATTGCTAAGATTAACTCTCTTCTAAAATAAATTAATCAAATAAGGAGTGATAAGGATGAAAATTGACTTCAAACAAAGATTCCGTAATCCGAAATGGGTAATCAGTTTTGTATCACAATTATTAATCGTTGCTCAACTATTGGTAGCAGGATTAAATCAATCTGGATTAATTCATTGGAATTGGTCTAGTCAAATTGATAATACTGTATTAGCAATTGTAAATGCAGTATTAGTTGTATTGGGTATGCTCGGTGTTGTACAGAATCCTTTAACTAGTGGTTACTCGGACAAAGAAGAATAATTTCAATTTTAATCGAAGAAGTTTGTGAAATGAATTTGAATAATGTTGCTAAATCAACCTTTTGTAAAATTTATTTTCACAAACTTTTTATATTTTATTAAAAATTAAACTAATATTAGGAGGGGTTTATAATGGCAAATGGATTATCAGATTATCTAGAAAATAAAATTTTGAATTTGGTGTTAAAGAATACGGCTTATACTGCTCCAACAAGTGTATATGTAAGTTTACATACTGCTGACCCAACTGATGCAGGTTCAGGAGCAGAAGTAACAACTACAGGTACTGCATATGTTCGTCAAGCAGCTACATTTGGTACAGTTGCTAATGGCTCAGTTACAAATTCTGCTGATATTTTATACCCTGTTGCTACTGCTAACTATGGTACCGTTACTCATTTAGCAATTTGGGATGCTCAATCTGCTGGTAATATGTTATTTAGCGGTGCTTTATCTGCGAGTAAAATCATTAACAGTGGAGATCAATTTAAAATTGCTAGTGGAAATTTAACAATCACATTGGATTGATGGTGATATTATGAAATATTCTATTAGTGGTAACTTGGCGATGGCAGACGGTTCTGCTGTCGTCCCGTTACTTAATAAGTATACGTTATGGCGGTTGATTACGGAGCAAGGGCAACATCCTATTACACAGGAAAGCATCTTTACCTTTGAAGTCTGGCTGAATACGGAAGTTGATAAAACAAATTTGTTTAACGAATTAAAACCATTTGTAGGTATTAACGGAGAAGTGATTAATTGGCATAATTGTACGCATGACGAAGATATTCCTCAACCATGTGTAATCGTCGAAGAATATAGGGGGTGACTAAATGCCCTATTATTTATCTATGGACGGGGTGGACGATAGTTTACAAGCTCCTTCCATGCCGTTTACTGAAGTAATCATTGACTTTTCAGTTGAACAAAAAATAGCTGATTATGACATGTACGTTTGGAGTAATACCTTTAGTGCTGGTGTGTTTCGTGATAATACTGGGGTAGATAATGTGCAGACTTTTACGACAGTGTATGTAAACGGAGTACAGAAAACCCTTCCAGCAAGTGTAATTCCTAACAATACACGTTGTACATTAAGGGCGACAACAGGAAGTGCCATAACTGATATTCTTACTTTTCTTAATACAACAGGCATATATTCTAAAGGGAAGATTTGGGATATCAAAGTCTATAATGGAGCTACACTTCAAGCCCATTACGATATGACACTTGGCAATGTGCAAGACCAAAGTGGTAAAGGTAAACACGCAACCCTAACAGGGGGAACATGGGTTCAGGATACAGGCGGTACAGGTACAATACAAAGTGGTATATCATCCATAACTAACGCCACATCAGTAGTTACTAATTCAGTAGCAGTACGTTCAACAAACAGCAGTATTAATGGAATTGCTTCATCAACATTAATTGGGATACCTATTAGGAAATCTAACTCTACTGTAATTGGTGCAGGAACTTTTTCTAGTAGTGCAGTCACAATATTAAAGTCCAACTCAACCATTTATGGCAATAGTACTACATCTCTTACAGCATTATTAATGAAAATTGGAGATGGAACAATTAATGGAAGTTCAATTGTTTCGTCTGAGGGTATTTCACTTAGGCTTTCTGATTCAACAATTATTGGATATGGAAATTTAACTGCAAATACATCTGTAGGTTCACAAATTTTAGCACAATCAATCTTAAATGGATATGCTAATTTGAGTTTAAATGGATTACGTATTAGTACATCCTCTTCATTAATAAATAATCTAATACAAACAACATTTAATGGAATCAGAATGCTTAATGGACAATCTAATTCACAAGGTACGTCAACTGCAAATGTATTAGGTAGTTTAATTGCAAAAGGTAATTCTTCAATCAGTGGCAATGGTTTAATTTCTGTAATAGTCGGTAGTCAATCGTTAGCAAATGCAATTCTACAAGCAACATCTAACTTTAATGTCAATGGAATAAAGCAATTAAACGGAAGTACTCAAGTTAATGGATTCTCATCGACTTCATTTAATAGTGTTCGTATTATCCTTTCTGACAGTGGGATTAATGTAAATGGTGATTTAGAAACAGATGCTATAAAACTAATTAGTTCTGATTCTGAGTTAAATGGAAATAGTGGATTTAGTGTAGAGAGTATTAAATTATTAAACTCACACTCAGATATTAATGTCGGTTCATCAATAAGTATCTTCCTTGGTAATCATTATGTTCAAGTTATTCCAATTGCGATTGATATTAAACGTGGTGAATTGATTGTGACCAATATTAAACGAAATGAATCTGTACCATTAAACATTAGTAGAAAATCAGCAATGCAAATCAAAATTTAAGGAGGGAGTGGCATGTCACAAATTATTTCAGGAGATAATGGAACGAAACTTGAATTTACTGTTTTTGATGACAATGGAGTTGTTGATCTTTCTAGTGCGAAAGAAGTTAAGTTTAGGTTGAAAAAGTTGGGTAACTATATTGAGAAAATTGCCAATGTAACCAGTGCTGCTGATGGTAAATGTACGATTGCGCTAAATCAAGAGGATACAAATAGACGAGGAAGTTATAGTTACCAGCTAACCGTTACCTTCATTGATAATTCAGTGTTTTCTAGTGAAATAAAAAGACTAACTATTGAAGATAAACTATAAAAAAAATTTGATAAAATCAGATATTTAAATTGAATTTTTTTGAGAGTCTTAATTGGCTCTCCTTTTTGTTTTTTATAATAAGATATAAAATTTTGGAGGTTGATTTGATAATGAATAAATACTTTTACATTTACAATCCAATGCAAGCTAACTACTTTCAATTAAATGGTGTACCTGTTCTTGAAATTGGCAAAGGGAAAAAAGGTGATATTTTCATTAAGTTCCCTAGAAATGAAAAGAGTGAAGAAGTTTTTGATAGATGGATTAAACGTGGTAAAGAAATCTAAATTAATTTGATGTGAGTAATTGATGTGACTAAGAAAGGACTGATCTGAGTGCAAAGCGATTCTTTGTATCTTATACATAATGAACAAATTGTAGATAGTCAAACTGGAGAACTAATAACTGAAGAAGATTTTCATGATAAGTTTTCCGAGGAATTAAGTGAAAAATTAAGGAATTATAAGAAGGCTTGTCGTGATGTTGGAGAGTTACCAAAACTAGGAATTAACAAATTACAAGGAGTTGTATACGCAGTTGTTCCTATCAAAAATAAACATAAATTTAATAAGGTGTTTGAAGTGGATATGAGAGAACTAATAATGGCTAAGAAATTGACTACGAATGAGTTTGCATTCATCGGCTGCTTTTCAAGTTTCATAACCTTCCCTACTAATGAGATTATAGTAAACAATGAATATTTAACATTTGAAGAAATAGGAAAAATGATTGGAATTGGTAAGAATGCGGTTGCTACTACACTTAAAAACTTGGAAAAGAATGAAGTTATTAAAATAGTAAAACGTCACAAATTACCTCCAATTATATACTTTAATCCATTTCTTAATTGTGGTGGAAAAGTTGTTGAATATGAAACTTATATGCTCTTCCGTGACAGTATATTTAATCCTAACAAGTCAAGTGAAATGGAAGATAAATAAGTAAGAAGACGAAATTGTAAAAAGTGATTAAAACGTTGATATGACAAGGTTTATTGATGATTTTTGACTCCCTAATTCGGGTGTTTAGACTGCTTAAAACAGGGAGTCAATATTAATTAATTTGATATTAGGTGACATATTAGACTGCACAATTCGTGTGGTCTTTTTTTGTTGCCATATGGAGGTATTTTACTATGGGAAAAAGTAAGACACATGATGAGTATGTAAAGGAAGTCAATAATTTATTTGGTAATGATTACACTATTCTAGGAATCTATAAAAATGCTACTACTAAGTTGTTGGTTAAGCATAATAAATGTTCCTATGAATGGGAAGTGTATCCAAGGAATATCCTAACTGGTCAAAGTAAATGTCCAAATTGCTCTCAAAGAATTAAATATACAACTGAAACTTTTAATAAGATGTTAAATGAACTTACGCATGGTGAATATTTTATTGATAGCGAATATGTGAATATGTTTACAAAAGTTTCCATGAATCATCAATGCGGATATAGTTGGAAAGTAAGACCTAATGATTTTATACATATAGGCGTAAGATGTTTAATTTGTAATGCTTCCTCATCTAAAGGTGAAATAAATATAGTCAATATTTTATCAAATTGTAAAGCAAATTATGAACAACAGTATGCGTTTGATGATTGTAAAAATATTTCTTTTTTACGTTTTGATTTTTTAATTAAACAAATGGATGAATTTTTTCTTATTGAATACGATGGTATCCAACATTTCGAACCAGTTGACTTTGGTGGAAGAGGAATTGAATGGGCTGAAGAACAATTTAAAGAAACTAAAATAAAGGATCAAATTAAAAATCAGTACTGTAAAGATAACAATATTAGATTGTATAGGATTCCTCATTGGAAACATGCTGAAATTGAATCAATAGTAAATAAGTTGATACATAACGAAGAAGTTGTGACTGATAGTAATTTTATAGTCCAGTAAATTAAAAACAGGGAGAGGTTTTTTAAATCTCTCCCTCTCTTTATCCATATAACAGTCACCCCATAAAAATATCCTCATGAACATAAAAATAAGCAGGAATAAGGATTCAACCTCCCTCCTACTCATTTCTATACACCTATCTCAGTCACCCTAATATTATTTCCATAGTAATTGTTACCATCATATAATTTCATATCATCAATATTAGGATTTTTAAATTTAATAACCAATCTTTCTTTACTTTCAAAAACAATATGATCCAATTGTTCGTTAATAAATTTATCTACATGTTTTTGTTCATCCCAAAACAACCTCATACCAACCGTTGAAATTAACCAATCCTCTTCCACAATTACCCTTTTGCATGATTGAGAATTATCATATCCCTGACATACCCATTTGTACGTACCTTTTTCATTTTTTCGCTTAAATGGTTTCTTACATAAATTACAATAAAGTTTACCAGTAAAGACTGCCATTGTTTATTCACACTTTTCTGTTTTTATTACAGTTATTTCCTAACTTCTGATTATTTAATCAAGTTATTGTTTCCAAATAACCTTTAATTCCATTTCTGCGTTCTGTCCCCCAAGCTTCTTATATATAATTACATCCACAATACCTCTTAATTTTTCGTTAAATATTCCTTCAGGTAATACATCACGTCCAGCATGTAACTCTTTCATTCGCTTCAAAACTTTTTCCAAGTAATCAGTACTTGAATTATTCGCAGTATTCTTTAATCGTTCTAATTCCTTTTCAACGGATTCCTTTTGTGCCCTGAATCCTTTAATTTGTACTTGTGCATCTTCTGCTGTATATATTTCCATTTGAAATCCTTGCTGCACACGTTTAATATCCTGATCCAATCGCTTCAATTGTCGTTCAAACGTATTAATTTTATTCACTGATGAATCTTGAGATGGCTTTTCGCTTGCCTTAATCATGTCGATATGCTTTTCAAATTGTTCAATATATTGACCAAAGTAAAGAAAAAATAATTGTTCAAATTCATCAATATTCGCACTTTTATTCGGACAGACTGTGTATTTATCAAATGAATTATCAACGTAATGTCTAGTTTGACATGAATTGATTCTTTTTCTTTTACCTCTTGAGTTTTGAAATGAATGGATATTGGAACATATAGCACACTGAATTAAACCACTAAATTTATGTTTACCTACCTTTAAAGCAATTGGTCTTGAATTGCGTTGCAATTTAATTCGTTGTACCTTTTCCCACATTTCCTTATCAACAATTGGCTCATGTGTATTCTCCACAAGAATCCATTCTTCTTTGCTCGTCTTCACATCTCTTTTACCGTTAGTTACTTTTGTCTTACCGAATAACGAATCGCCACAGTAAACTCTGTTGTTTAAGAGCCTTGAAACCCCTGCTGAACTCCATAACATCCCAACAGATGTATTTACACCTTCTAATGTAAACTTGTCTGCTATAGCCGTTGTAGACAGTCCATCAATATATTCTTGAAACATACGTTTAATAATAGGTGCATCTTCAGACAATTCTAACCGTTTTGTTTCACGATTATATTTATATCCGATTGGATTTTTCTTGCCCAACCAATTGCCTTGTTTAGCTGACTGTCTGGAACCTCTAACTAATCTCTTTTTGATTTGTGAATATTCTTGTTTAGCCATAACGGAAAATATATCACTCATGAATGAATCTGAATCTTCAGCAAAATTAAACACTTTTGATGGTGTGACAAATAAACAACCAGCATTAATGAATACTTCTTTAATTAAACCAAAATGCACAACGTTCCGTGAGAGTCGATCTTGGTCAGATGAAACTACTGCATCAAAATGAAACAGTTTAACTTTGTTGAGCATATTTTGTAATTCTTCTCGGTCTAAGTCTTGACTTGAACCCACCTCAATAAACAATTCATATTCCCATTGATTTCTTTTACACAAATCAAGAAGAACATCTTTCTGTCTATTTAACACATCGTCAGTTTCATCTGGTCGTGATTTTCTAACATAGACGGCAACTTTCGCAATCTTTCTATCCATTGATACTATCCCCTTTTATACTGGATATTGTATAGTATAGATAGAGTATATCACACGTTGCATATAAGAAACAGTCTATAAACAGAATGTATACTATTTGCAACAATTAAATAATGAGTATATATAATAGGAAACAAAAAAATAAGAAGGATATAATTCCCTCTTATCAATCAGTAATATATTTGCATTCCAATAAACTTTTAATCCATTTTTCCATGTTTAATTCACCAACTGAAGTAATCGTACCTAGACCTTTCACATAAATAGTTTTCTGGAATTCAGTCTTCTCTTCTTCACTCATTCCCTTCACCTCTTGCTATGTATATACGCAAATCTCTGTTTGTCCTATGACTGATATTTCTGTATAAGTTCATCTAACAACTTGTTTATGTAATACCGATATTTAACTTTCTTCTTAACATTATGTATTTCAATTCCAACCTCTTTGCAGATATCTAATCCGATACTACTTTTGTTCAGTTTACTTTTGAATCTATGTTCACTTATTTGTGATTGAGATAATTCTTGAATTTCTAAAAAGTCATTAATATGTATAAAACAGGTAAAATTATCATATTCCCTAAAGTTAAAAATGAATCCAGCAATCAATCCATCATATTCAGCAGCTTCTTTTAATGCGTCAATCTGATGTTGTTTAATGATCTTTTCATCAAAGGAAATGGAACGTTGACCGCTACTCTTCAATTCTACTGGAAATAGATTAGGATATTTATATATGAAACTATCAAAATCGTTTTTACTGACTCTCGTATTAGGCTTTAGGAACATAGGATTCACGTCTTTGATTCTGTAGAAGAATACTCCTTGTTCAGAAGCACTATTTTTTAAATCTTCCTCAAAACTTTTGCCTACATTTTTAGACAACTAATCACTCCTTACAACTAGTTATTCTTATAAATTAAATTAATTATTATTGAAATGTTTCTATTTCTTAACGGAGAAGGGATTCATTTTATTTCCTATTTTCTAACGTCAACAATGAATAGCCTTTCAACCCAATCAGATTTACCATCTTCAAAGTTTACTTTATATGATTTAGTACCATTTCCAAATTGCGAATCTGGATCAGAAATACTTTTTTCGACTACTCCATTTTGGTAACTAATTTCATATTTTTCATTATCAATTCTGTTAAGTCGAGCAACACGAACAGAATATCCTTTTCTGATCATCATTTTGTTTGGTTGTATTTTTGTTATTTGTTTAATATGATTAAGTGCATCATTAAAGTCCAATTTTACACACCACCATAATAGTTTATATTTAACAATTATATCACAATTGATTCTCTATATTAAAATCCAAGACTTCAAAACTCATATTATATGTATTATTTTCTTTATTTGTTATTTGTTTAATTTCCTTTAGTTGCCCATACCTCCACCCTGTCTAAATTCATATCTAATTTCATGTGACCTCCTTCAATTCCTAATAAAAGACTCGATTTATCGTGTGATAAACTTCTTTACGAATAAATAAAGATTATAAATAATCACATACATGATTAATGTAAAAGTTGCTCTCGTTGCTATTATTAAAGTTACATTCCAGAATAAATTATCTGACGATGATGTTACTGTAATCATTACATTACAAGATATTGCTGCCAACATAACTAGAACATCTTCATACCACTTCATGTTAAACCTCCTATAATGCAACTATATTTTCTTTTCTGTTAAATCTCGAATCATATTCAATCTACCGTAAAGCAACTGTTTTTCATGCTCAAGTTGATCTATGTATTCTTTTTGTCTTTCAATGTATGCTTCAGCTTCAAAAAGTTTTTCATGGATTTCTAAATCTTTCATTATTTCATCCCTCCTAATAAAATTGACCTTTCATCTTGTATATACAAATACTTACGTCATACTTTCCTAGAATAGCTTACTAACTGTAAATTAGATAACCTATACCGATTCCAATTCCAATTAGTCCTAATGCAATGATATACAAGATAAAATCAAATCCTTTTATTTGCATATTATCAACTCCCTTGTTGCGTTATTTAGATCAATTGCGACCTAATAAAAACCGTATTTTAACTAATGATATTAGTTTAATTCATTTTAAATCCTTGATATTATACGTAATACATTCGCTATGTAGTGAACCTTTATGTGATGGAAATACAACATCTTTACACTTTTGATCCTTGTAAAATTCGTCATCCTGACTGAACCATTGGTCTACATCTAACCTTCCTAGTACACGTCCATTAGACTCTCTAAGAATCGCTTGCTTCAAATCTATTCACCTCGCTTTCTATTAAAA